ACGAGTCCGGCGACTACGTGACGTTGAAGGTGGCGGCCGGTCTGTTGTCGTCGCAGTTGGTGCGGGAGCAGCCGTCGGCGTCGGTGTTGAAGCAGTGGTGGGCGATGTCGACGTCGTTGCTGGTGACGGAGGGGGATCGCCGCCGGTTGCGGTTGGAGCTTGAGCGCGGCGCGAAGGCCGGGGAGGTGGCGGGTGTCAGCCATCTCGACGAGCTTCGCCGACGCGTCGCCGGCGCCGGCTAGCCGTCTCGAGACTTTGCCGCGCGGCGAGCCGCGTCTCACTCTCGGGTGGGAGGCGGCGAGGTGGTGCCAGCGGTGGCTGGTGCAGCCGAACGGCCCGCGTGCCGGCAAGCCGTTCGAGTTGACGCTGGATCAGTTCCGTTTTCTGTTGTGGTTCTACGCGGTCGACGAGGGCGGCCGCTGGCTGTTCAACCATGCGGCGCGGAGGCTGGCGAAGGGCAGCGGCAAGTCGCCGTTCGCTGCGGTGGTGGCGCTGGTCGAGTTCTGCGGGCCTGTGCGGTTGGAGCGGTTCGACGACCGTCTCGACGGCGGCTGTAAGGGCAAGCCGGTGGACATGCCGTTGGTGCAGATCGCGGCGACGGCGGAGTCGCAGACGGCGAACACGATGAGGATGGTGCGGGCGTTCGCGCCGAAGGGTTCCCCGGTGGTGCGGGAATACCACTTGGATCCGGGTAAGACGAGGTACTACCGGGTGCCGGAGGGGACGCTCGAGGTCATCACCAGCTCGGCGACGGCGGCTGAGGGCGCGGAGTCGTCGTTCGTGGTGGGGGATGAGACGGAGCATTGGCGGCCGGCGAACGGCGGCCCGGATCTGATGGCGACGCTCGCGGACAACCTGGCGAAGTCGGGTGCGCGGATGTTGGAGACGGCGAACGCGTGGGAGCCCGGGGTCGAGTCGGTCGCGGAGTCGACGTGGGACGCGTGGGTGGCGCAGGAGGAGGGCCGGACCCGCGGGGACACCCGCATCTTGTATGACGCCCGGGTGGCGCCGCCGGACACTGACATGTCCGACCCGGACTCGCTGCGCGGGGCGCTCGAGTTCGTGTACGCGGACTGTGACTGGAAGAAGGCGCGGCCGGACGGGCCGCCGGATGTGCGGCCGCTCATGGAGCGGATCTGGACGCCGAGCGCGAGGCCGAACGACTCGCGCCGGAAGTATCTGAATCAGCCGACTGCCGCTGAGGACGCCTGGGTTACGCAGGAGCAGTGGCTGCGACTCGCGGACGCGTCGAAGGTCATCAGCCCCGGCGACGAGGTGGTGTTGTTCTTTGACGGGTCGAAGTCGCGTGACGCGACGGCGCTGGTCGGCTGCCGCGTCGACGACGGCCATGTGTTCACCGTCGCTGTCTGGGAGCCGCGGCCGGCGCACAACACCGATGATGTGGTCGACGTCGCCGATGTGGACAGGGTGGTGCGCGCAGCCCGCGCCGGGGTGTTCGGTCACGTCGTCGGGTTCTTCGCCGACGTGCAGGAGTGGGAGTCGTTCACGAAGTTGGACTGGCCGGAGCTGTTCGCCGGTGAGCTGCTGGTTCACGCCTCTGAGGGCAAGGATCCGCAGCCGATCGCGTGGGACATGCGGGTCAAGACCTGGGACTTCACACGCGCAGTCGAGCTCTGCGAGGCGGAGATCGTCGACCGGCTGTTTACCCACGACGGCGACTCGCGGCTGTCGCGGCACGTCACGAATCTGCGGCGCCGCCCGAACCGCTACGGGGTGTCGGTAGGCAAGGAGTCACGGTCGAGCGCGAAGAAGGTCGACGCCGGCGTCTGCATGATCGGGGCGCGGATGGTGCGGCGGCTGGTGTTGGCGTCGGATGCGTGGAAGTCCCGAACCAAGGTGTTCGTCCCCCGGAGAGTGAGGTGAGCGCGTGATCGACAAGGGTGCTCCCGGCTCCCCGGGCTGGTGGTTCCACCGCCTCGGCAACCGCCTCATGGACCGCCGCCTCCACTACGACGCGCTGTGGTCGTACTACGAGGGCACGAACGGCATCCCCGTCCACGCCGCGAAGTCGGTGCGGGAGTCGTACCGCCGGCTGATGGCGATCTCGCGCACCAACTTCGCGGAGCTGGTTGTTGAGGCGGTGCGTGAGCGGATGATGCCGACGGCGTTCCGCACGGGCGCGGAGTCCGATGACGCCGGCGACGATGAGGCGTGGCGGATCTGGCAGGCAAACGCGTTGGACGCGGACTGCGCTGAGGTTCACCGCATGTCGCTGGTGATGGGGATGGCGTACGCGATGGTCGGCCCGGTCGACGGTGAGATCGACGCGCCGGTGATCACCCCGGAGGATCCGCGCGAGGTTGTCGCCGAGATGGATCCGCGCAGGGCGCGCAGGGTGCGCGCGGCGTTGAAGCTGTACCGCGACGACACCGCGGGTGTGGACCGCGCGGTGCTGTTCGCGCGTGACGCGTCGAGCCAGGTGTGGTTCTTCGCGGCGGTGAAGCGGTCGGAGGCCGGGTCTGAGCTCGGGTTCGACGGTGACTGGGACTGGTCGCAGCAGGCGGTGCGGGTGCCGCAGATGCCGATCGTGGCGTTCCCGAACGGCACCGGGAACCGGTCGATGGGCGAGTTCGAGCGTCACATCGCGCTGCTCGACCGGATCAACTTCACGTTGCTGTCGCGGGTGGAGATCGCGACGTTGCAGGCGTTCCGGCAGCGCGCCGTCAAGGGTGTGCCGACGCACGACGCGGACGGCAACGAGGTCAACTACGACGACATCTTCGCGATGGACCCGGGGGCGTTGTGGCTGCTGCCGGCGTCCGCTGAGCTGTGGGAGTCCGGCCAGGTCGACCTGGGCCCGTTGCGGCAGGCGATCCGCGACGACGTGCAGGATCTGGCTGCGGTCACGCGGACGCCGCTGTTCTACCTGACCCCGGAGGCGGCGAACGGGTCCGCTGAGGGCGCGTCGCTGGCCCGTGAGGGTTTGGTGTTCAAGACGTCGGACCGGATCGTGCAGGCGGGCGAGTCGTGGGAGCAGGTCATGTCGACGGCGTTCGCGTTCGCCGGGGACGAGGTGCGGGCGCGCAGGCCGGACATGGAGGTTCTGTGGGCGTCGCCGGAGCGGTTCTCTCTGGCGGAGCGGTATGACGCGGCGGTGAAGGCGCAGGCCGCCGGGGTGCCGTGGCGGACCGTGATGACCAGTGTGTTGCAGTACTCGCCGCAGGAGGTGGAGCGCATGCAGGCCGAGCGCGCCACCGACGTTCTGCTGTCGCCGCCGCAGCCTGGGGTGGCGGCGTGACCGACCTGGCTGACGCGGCGTTCACGCGGTACCGCGGCCACCTCGCCTACGCGAAGGCGCGCACCGCCGCAGCTGTCGCGGTCGTGTGGGACCGGCTCGGGTCGTGGCGCGACGAGGATGTCGCCCGGTTCGAGTCGACTGCCGCGCCCGTGTTCGAGGCTGGCAAGCAGACCGCGGTCGCGTTGACCGCCGCGCTCGTCGCGGTCGTGCTGGAGGTGCCGCCGCCGGCGGTGCCGGCCGCCGCTGTAGTCGTCCCCGTCGACCTGCGTGAGCCGTTCACCGCCGCGTGGCATGCGTTGTCGATGGACAGGCCGTGGCCGGAGGCGCTTGCCGCAGGGCGCTCGGTGGCCGCCGCGGTCGGCGGGGACTTCGTCCAATCCACCGCGCGCCGCACCGGCGACGTGGTCGCCCGCACCGTGAACCGTGAAGTCAGGTGGCGCCGGGTGACGGACGCGAACCCGTGCGACTGGTGCCGGTCCGCGGCGAAGGTGTACCGCTCCGCGGAGTCGGCCGACATCGGTCACTCCCGTTGCGGCTGCGACGTGTTCCCCGTCGCCGCGTAACCCAAGGTTCCCCCGCCCCGCCATGGGGCTCCACCCCTTCCCGACATGGGAGATGCCAGCGATGAGCGACACCACGCCCGACATGGGCGAAACCACCGAGACACCCGAGGTAGGCGGCACCGACACGGGGCCGGACTGGAAGGCCGAGGCTGAGAAGTGGCAGGCCCTCGCGCGTAAGCATGAGGATCGTGCCAAGTCGAACGCGACGGCCGCGAAGGAGCTCGAGCGGTACCAGCAGCAGTCGATGACGGAGCAGGAACGCGCCGTGGCCGAGGCACGCGCCGAGGCGAGGAGCGAGGCGCTCCGCGAGGCCGGCAAGGACCGCGTCGACGACGCTGTCCGGTTGGCCGCGAAGGGCCGCCACGACGACCCTGACGCGCTGCTGGTCGGCCTGGACCGGGCCGCCTTTCTCGACGAGGACGGCAGACCGGACACCCAGGCCATCACCGCGTGGATGGACCGCGTCGCCCCCGAACGCGAACCGGCGCCCGAGGCGCCCACGTTCGACTTCGGTCAGGGGACGCGCGCCGCACCGCTGGCGCTCAACGGGGACCCGCTCGAACGGGCTCTCCGCGACAAGCTCGGCGTCCGCTGAGCTCTCCCAACCAGCATTCTGAGGAGGTGTCGCCGTCATGGCGATCACCGCAGCGAAACTGACCACCGACTTCTCCGGGTTCCTGCCGGCTGTCATCGCAGAACCCATCTTCGAGCGGGCCGCGCAGCAGTCCGCTGTGCAGCAACTCGTCCGGCGTGTCCCTCTCGCGTCGGACCGCAACACCTCCGTCCCCGTGGTGACCGGCCGCCCGGTCGCGAACTGGGTCGCTGAGGGTGCGAAGAAGCCCGCATCCCAGGGCACCATGACGCTGAAGACGATGACGCCGTTCAAGCTCGCGGCGATCCTCGTCCAGTCCGCAGAGACGGTCCGTGCCAACCCGGGCGGCTACATGTCGTTGCTGCGCCCGCAGCTCGCGGAGGCGTTCGCGGTCGCGTTCGACTACGCGGCGCTGCACGACCTCGGCGGCGACGGCACCGGCACGGGCCCCTTCAGCACCTACATCGACCAGACCACCAAGTCTGTGGAGCTCGGCTCCAACACGCAGGCGAACGGCGGGGTCTACAAGGATCTCGTCGACGCGTTGCAGGAGGTCATCGGCGACACCGACGCCGCGGGCCGCCGCTACCGGGCGAACGGGTGGGCGTTCGACACCCTCGTCGAGATTCGCCTCCGCGGAGCCGTCGACTCGACCGGCAACCCGCTGTGGGTCGACCTGCCCACCGACGTCGAGTCCGATGCGTTGATGGCGATGGGCCGCACCCTGGGCCGCCGCTCGTTCATGGGTGAGGGTGTGTCGAACCCGTCGGGCACGATCGCCGGCTACGTCGGCGACTGGAACCAGGCCGCCTGGGGTGTCGTCGGCGGCATCACCTACGACGTGTCCGATGAGGCCACGGTCACCATCAACGGTTCCCTCGTCAGCCTGTGGGAGCAGAACCTCGTCGCGATCCGCGCTGAGGCCGAGTACGGGTTCCTCGTCAACGACCCGGACGCGTTCGTGCAGCTGCGGAACGACTCTGGCAGCTGATCCATGCCAGGCGTGCGGAGTGACCGGGACCTCGTCGTCTTGGTTCCGGTTCTCCGCCGCCCGCACCGCGCCGCCCCGGTGTCCATCTCTGCCCACCGGTGGACACCCGGGGCGCGCGTGCTGTTCATCTGCACCGAAGGCGACGACGACATGATCCAGGCGGCGCGTGACACGAAGGACGACGTGCTCGTCCTCCCCGGCCCGCGCCGACCCGGCGACTATGCGCGCAAGATCAACACCGGTTACCGGGGCACGTGGGAGCCGCTGATGTTCCTCGGCGCCGACGACCTCGAGTTCCATGAGGGCTGGTTCGCCGCGGTCACCGCGGAGCTCCGCCCCGGAGTCGGGGTGGTGGGCACGAACGACCTGGGGTCGCAGCGGGTGATGGCGGGCGACCACTCCACTCATTCGCTGGTGACCCGCGAGTACGCCGACGAGCACGGCACCGCCGACGAGCACGGCGCGATCCTGCATGAGGGTTACGACCATGAGTACGTCGACGACGAGCTCGTCGGCACCGCGAAGTCGCGGGGCGCCTGGGCGTTCGCGGAGTACGCGCGGGTGGAGCACCTTCACCCCGACTGGGGTAAGGCCCCGGTGGACGATCTGTACGCGGCGCAGCGCAACCGGATGCGCCGCTCACGCGCGCTGTTCGAGCGGAGGAGACATCTGTGGACTTGACGGTCGCGGTCGCCACGTACGGCGACCGGTCGTGGACGGACCTCGCGTTCGATCGGGCGATCCCGTCCGCGCACGCGCAATGCCTGCCGACCGTGTTCCACCACGGCGACGACATCACCGACGCGCGTAACCGTGCGCTGGAGATCGTCGACACCGAGTGGGTGGTGTTCCTCGACGCCGACGACGAGCTCGCCGGCGGCTACGCGCAGGCGATGGCGGGAGGCTCCGCGGATCTGCGCGCGCCGGCGGTCGAGTATGTCCACGCCATCCACCGGCAGCGCCCGCGTGTCCCGCGGGTGTTCGGCCATCAGCACGATTGCTTCGCGGAGTGTCTGGTGTACGGCAACTGGCTGGTCATCGGCACCGCGGTTCGCGCCGAACTGGTCCGCAAGGTCGGCGGGTTCCGCGACTATCCGCTGTACGAGGACTGGGATCTGTGGGTGCGCTGCTGGAAGGCCGGTGCCACCATCGAGGCGGTGCCCGCCGCCGTGTACGTCGCGCATGTTCGCGAGGACTCCCGCAACCGGGGGCCGTCGCAGGCCGACAAGCTCGCGGCGCACCAGGCGATAGCGATGGACAACGACCTGTGGGTGCCGGCGTGAGCGTCGTGCTGGCGGTGTTCACGGACGGCCGCGACGATCTGCTTGCCCGCACCCTCGACTCCGCGGCGGAGAATCTGCACGGCGACATCACCCGCGGGATCGTGTTCGACGACACCGGTGACCCCGACCACGCTGAGAAACTTCACCGGCAGCTGAAGCCGAACTGGACTGTTCGCGGAGCCATGTCGCGTCGCGGGTTCGGCGGCAACATCCGCGCGGCGTGGGCGCACCTGGCGACACTGCCGGAGCGGTGGGTGTTCCACCTCGAGGACGACTTCACGCTCAACCGGCCCGTCCACCTCGCACACCTGACGCGGGTGCTCGACGAGCGCCCGTACCTCGCGCAGATGGCGTTGCTTCGGCAACCGTGGAATCCGCAGGAGCAGGCCGCCGGCGGGATCGTCGAGCAACACCCCGATGACTACGTCGAGGTCGTGGACGGCACCACCGCGGCGTGGCTGGAGCACCGCCGCTTCTTCACCACGAACCCGTGTCTCTACCGCCGCGAGCTGTGCGAGCGCGGCTGGCCGGAGGTCGACCAGTCCGAGGGCCACTTCTCCATCGACCTGTTCTCGGATCCCGCGGTGCGCTGCGGGTTCTGGGGCCGCCGCACAGACACGCCGGCGGTGCATCACATCGGCCGTGACAGGGTCGGCGTTGGCTACTGACGCGCTCACGAACCTCGGCCGGTGGGACCGCTGGTACGGCTTGCTCGGCGACGACCCGGAGCCGTACGGCGACCCGACCACCTACCAGCTCGGCGCCGGGTGGCTGCGCGACTGCTCGCTGGTGGAGGACTGGGGCTGCGGTAAGGGGTACCTCAAGACGTTCATCCCGCCGGCGCGCTATCGCGGCCTGGACGGGTCGCGAACCCCGTTCGCCGACGAGGTCGTCGACCTCGCCCGCTACCGCTCGCGGGTGCCAGGCATCTTCATGCGGCACGTCCTCGAGCACGACCTGCGCTGGACGCGCATCCTCGACAACGCGGTCGCGTCGTTCACGGAGCGGATGGCGCTGATCGTGTTCACCCCGCTCGTCGCGGAAACGCAGGAGGTCGCGTTCAACGACGACCCGGGGGTGCCGGACATCGCGTTCAACATCGACGACCTCACATCCCGGTTCGGTGGTGCGCGTTGGCGGTCGGAGACGTTGGTGACGGGCACCCAGTACGAGGTGGAAACCGTGTTCTTTCTGGAGAGGCCGTGACGCTCGTCGAGGCGATCGCGTTCGTCAGGGAATGCCGCGACACCCATGTTCCCGCCGCCGAGGGTGCGGCCGCCGGTGTCGAGTGGCCCGGTGGTGACGCCGCGTTCCACCGCGACTGCATCCGCGGATACGACGAGGTGCTGGAGGCGCTGGAACGTTCACGTCGGCTGCTGGAGCAGACGTTCGGCCCGCTGTACGGGGCGATGCTGTGACGGTCGTCGGCGTCACGATGGTGCGTGATGAGGCCGATGTGATCGCCGGCACGCTGCGCCACATGGCCGACGAGGTCGACGCGCTCATCGTCGCCGACAACCTGTCCTCGGACGGAACCCGCAAGATCCTCGAAGAGCTCGTGCTGCCGTGCCCGCTGCTGATCGTCGACGACCTTGACCCGGCCTACCGGCAGTCGGAGAAGATGACCGCGCTGGCCGCGAAAGCGGGCGAGCTCGGCGCGACGTGGATCGTCCCGTTCGACGCCGACGAGCTGTGGGTGTCCCACGGCGACCGGCTCAAGGTGGACCTGCGCGACTGCAACGTCGACATCGTCGAAGCGCAACTGTTCAACCACTTCCCGTCCGCAGTCGACCCGGCGGGGGATGACCCGTTCGAGACGATCGTGTGGCGGCAGCGAGACCCGGCGCCGCTGCCGAAGGTCGCGTTCCGCTGGGACTCCAAGGCGGTCATCAAGCAGGGCAACCACGGGGTGACGGTCACGTACGAGCCGCGTTTCGCGTGGTTCCTCGAGGTACGCCACTTCCCGTACCGCTCCCCGGAGCAGTTCACCCGGAAGGCCCGCAACGGTGCGGCGGCGTA